GATTATCCCGTTAATCGTATACTTGATGTTTTACTTACCGACAAGATCGTTGGAGTCGCTAGCGGAAGAGCCGAATTTGGTCCTAGGGCATTGGGGAACAGAAGCCTACTCGCCGATCCGAGGGGAACAGAAATAAAGGATAAAGTAAATGAAATTAAACGTAGACAAAAATTCAGACCATTTGCGCCAATCATTTTGGAGGAGTATGCTGATACTTACTTTGATATGCCTCGTGGTTTCAGTAATAGTAGGTATATGCAAGTCATCAGTCGTTGTAGGGTACCTGACTTATTTCCTGCTGTCATTCATATCGACAGGACTAGTCGTGTGCAGACAGTACCAAAAGATGGTTCGGGAATCAGAGAGCTATTAGAAAAATGGTATGTACTAACCGGTTGCCCAATGTTACTTAACACTAGCTTAAACGTTAGGGGAGAGCCAATGGTCAATGACCGTATTGATGCAGATAGATTTGAAAACTTATATGGCGTTAAAGTACTGTCATAAGTATATGAATGCTACGAGATGTATTTTACTTTGGCAATAAGCCAAATAGTCACCCAAGAGAACAATATGCAAATGACTTAGCACACGCTAGGTCATTGTCCACTACAGAACACTTTTGGGTAATCACAGAGCATTGTGACTACAAGAACTTTGATTGGGACTGGGACTTTGATTTCTTGCCTGACGAAGATGTTTGGACTAAAGACTTTAACAATGTATGGCCTAGCGAGTTTGACAAAGATAGTGGCACTTGGCTATGCACAGAGCTAGATGTTGATACCTTTATCTATCGTACAGATGTACAGCCAATCAAATTAAAAAATCAATCTTGGAAATTTCATTCTCCCGTTGATTTGTCTAGTATTGATCTTTCATGGACACCTGAACCAACCGAACCACCATACATATATACGTGGGGCAACAAATATATACCAGCAGAAATAGAACCAACACTAGAGTATTATGTAGATGGAGCAGTTGATAGAAAGTACATGGGTAATGTACGGGTGTTCCCTCAACTCAGCAGATGGACAGAACATGTTAAAGTAGATGAAAACAATTTTGATATGTGCTGGAGACCTGATCCACGTGAGCCAGCATTCATATATGTATGGGGAAACAAATATGAACCCGCAGAAATTAAGCCCACGCTAGAATATGTTGTACCAGGCGCCATCAATAAAAAATATATGGGTGTTGTATTAGTTGAACCAGAACTTGATAGATGGGTCGAGCACATTAAAGTATCGGTTGAGTTTGATAAATCATGGAGGCCAGATCCTAGAGAGCCCGCATTCATATATGTGTGGGGTAATAAGTATGATCCGGCAGAAGTCAAACCTACATTAGAATATATAGTACCCGGTGCTATTGATAAGAAGTACATGGGTATTGTAGAACTAGAACCTGAATGGGATCGATGGAAAGAACATATATTAGTAGATAGAACTACATTTGACTTTAGTTGGAGACCAGACCCTAACTTACATGAACCACCTTATATCTATGTATGGGGTAACAAATTTCACCCTGCTGAACAAAAATCAACATTAGAATATATTGTGCCGGGTGCTACTGAAAAGAAGTACATGGGTATTGTAGACTTAGCACCTGAATGGGATCGATGGAATATGTTAATTCCCATTGACATGGATAGCTTTGACTTTAGATGGAGACCTGATCCTAATCTACATGAGCCACCACTGATATATGTATTTGGAAACAAGTGGCATGATAGCAAGACTGAACCCACAATAGAATATGTTGCTCCCGGCGCTGTTGTTAAGAAGTACATGGATCACCCTGTTGCTATACCTAAAAGTGATATGTCATTGTGGACTGTCAATAACAAAGAAGACTTAGATACATTTGATTTTAGTTGGAGACCTAACCCACACAGCCCATTACAACTATATCAATGGGTTGATAACGGTCCTAGATACAATCAACCAAATGCTACTGAAGTTGTATTGATGGAGTATGTAGATGACAATAGAAAAGTGTTTGTTAATCGTTATCAAATTAAAACTACACTAGAAGAATTAATAGAAGAACATATTGACGAAGTGTTTTGGGCATTGAATCCTGACTTGGCATATGACAGATTTGATTTTAATTGGAGACCTACAAACGAAAACTTCCGTCATATTAACGTATTTGGTAATGAGTATAGCAAGAACACACAAACATACTACATCAATGGACCTATGTATAAACTAGGTCACCGTGAATATAATTATATTGAACAAGATTTTGATATTGAATCTAATTTAAGTATGTTCTATATCGACAGAGGTCGTGGAGCTGATAGATATGAAGCATTGAAACTACGTTATCCTCAACTACAAAAAACTAGATATCTTAACAGTTGGGTAGAGACTATTCAACGTTGCTGTAATAAGAGTGAAACGAAACTCTTTTGGGTATTGAACAGTGAACTAGATTACAGTGAGTTTATGTTTGACTTCTATCCTAGCCCATGGCAGATGGATATGGTTCATGTATTCGGAACACAATGGAGTCATTGGGGTAATACTTATCTAGTGAATAAAGAAACGTTTGAAGAATCAACAAAATATATCAAGGTCATTGAGCATTTGAATATTCTAAACTTTGTTAAGAACAAACGTGCTAAAGCAGTTGAGACATTGTATGATATTGTTTATATTGACCACGGCAACATAGAACATACAACAGGTACAGTGGTCAAGTATGAAGAAAGTTATTTGAAGACATTCAAAAACATGTTAGCAATACTACCAACCAAGAAAGAACATTATGTTTGGGTATGTAGTACAATTTGTGATTATGATAATTTTGATTTTACATATATTTGTGATCCTTATGCCAAAGATCAATTACATGTATTTCCTAGCGACAAGCAAAAGTTTGGTGATACGTTTTTAGTTGACGTAAACAAATTAAGAACATTGATTGATAGTATGGATGTGTTAGAAGACTATGTAAAAATAAACTACAATCAACATCAATCTACTAAACGATTACCTGCACCCGTTTTTATAAATGAAAGTGATACACATGTCTCTATTAACAATTTTGATTTTAATTGGCCTTATGCTACGATACTCTCGGCAGACAACAAAGAAATAAAAGTAATTGACAATGAACCTATGAGTTTATGGTCAACTGAAACAAAGAATATTGTTGTTCATAGTGCAGGTGGAACGTGTGTTACTATACCACGTGAAGCCAAAGACTATGTAAAAAAAGAGTTATACGATTATCCATATATCAAACATGTAGCTAAGCCTGTACATAGTAATCCTTTAGATATTGTATTCTTTAGTAACGGTGAAGCTGGTGCTGATGAAAACTATGAGCATTTATTATTTGCTACAGCTGGATTATCTAATAGAGTTATTAGAGTTGACGGCATTAATGGTCGTGTTGCAAGTCAACATGCGGCTGCAAATGCAAGTAACACATCGTGGTACTTCTTAGTCAATGCTAAACTTAAAGTTAATAAAAAGTTTGATTGGGATTGGCAACCGGACAGATTACAGATACCAAAACATTATATCTTTACTGCAACCAATCCAGTCAATCATTTAGAGTATGGTCATCAAGCTATTGTTGCTAACAATAAGAAGTTGACATTGAATACTGTGGTAAAAGGATTAGACTTTACTATGGACAGTGAACACGAAGTTGTACAAATTAATAGTGGAATAGGTATGTACAATACCAGTATATGGGATACGTGGCGAACAGCCTTCCGTGAAGTATTGAAGTTAAAATATTATACTGAACACAATGATGATTTAGAAGCTAAATTTAGATTAAGTTCATGGCTAAATTTAGGTGACGGGAAGTTTGGTGAATACAGTACTATAGCGGCATTGGATGCATGCCGCTATTATGAGACGGTTAACGGAGATTTGAACAAATTAAGGTTAAGTTATGACTGGGATTGGTTAAAAACGTACTTTGAGGATAAAATGTAATAGTTTTGTAATGCGCTAATATAATATTAGCATAAATACATTACTATGAAAAAACTACTAATATCCCTATTTGTACTTGTTACTTCATTAGCATCTGCACAGATGCCGACTTCAACAGTACCACTACCCGCAGATATTGCCGCAATTAAGAAAGCAAACGTTCTTATTGTGGCAATGACCAAAAAAGATGTCCCGCCTTTCTTCTCCGGAGAAGGTGATAATATTCGAGGTCTTGACGTTGAGATTGCCAAACGAATTGGTGTATTACTTGGCGTCCCTGTACAGTTCAGACGAGATGCAGAAAGTTTTGCTGAAGTTGTTGAACAAGTGCGTGACGGCAGAGCAGACATTGCAGTTAGTAAACTATCAGTAACTGGTCCACGTTTACAAGTTGTTAAGTTCAGCGCACCCTATGTTAAATTAAGACAGAGTTTAGTTATTAATCGTTTATGGTTAAGTCAGAACAGTCAAGGTAAAGAAGTATATCAAGTTATCCGTGACTTCAATGGTAAGATAAGTTTTATCCGTAACTCAAGTTATGATACATTCGCCCGTATTAACTTCCCCAATGCAACATTCCTTCCGGAAGACAAATGGGATGTGATTATCGACAAAGTTACACGTGGTGACATTGCTGCCGCATATCGTGACGAATTTGAAATCAAGAAAATTGCTTTTGAAAAGCCTGATGCAGCCATTACTACAAAGAGTATTACAATCTCTGACAGTGTAGATAACATTGCAGTGGCAGTGAATCCAAAATCAATTCAACTATTGAGTATGGTTGATTATGTGATTAAAAATGAATTCAGCAACATTGACACTAAAAAGTTAATGGACAGATACAAATCAGAAAAGAAATAAGGACACATCATGACAACAGCACATTTAAAAAGTTTCCTGATTAGTCCTTGGACTATCTTAGGATCAATTATAGTAGGTATCCTAAGCGGAGTATATATTCCTGAGTTTAGTATTAGCCTTGACAGTATTGGTAGTATCTATATTAGTTTGTTAAAGGTAGTTGTATTACCATTCTTATTAGCAACTATCCTAGTTGGTATCATTGGCTTGCTACAAAAAGAAGGCAGTCAAACATTAATTCGTAAAATCATCATTGGCTTTGTCAGCAGTATGTTTATTGCCGCGGTCATAGGAGTAGGTACTGTAATGGTCACCGGTACAGAAATGACACCTGAGAAGAAAACACAGCTTGGTGTACTAGTCAACGACAAAGACAGCGGCACTGATTTAAACATCACGCTTAAAGAACCAATGCCGCAGGCAGCAGAAGTTAGTGCTGGTAAGATGGCAGAGAAGTTTATTCCAGAAAATATCTTTAACACACTAAACAATGGTGAGAGTTTGAAGATTGTGATCTTTTGTTTGATCTTTGGTGTTGCCCTTGGACACTTGAAGACAGAAGGTCAACGCATGTTGGTTGAAGTACTAAAGAGTATTCAACAAGCAAGTATTAGCATCTTTAAGTTCTTAAACTATTTCTTGCCCATTGCACTATTAGCAATGATTTCATCACAAGTTGGTAAAGTAGGCGTGGGAATCTTTATGACCATGTTTGACTTTGTGTTCCAACAGTTTATTGGCGGGATGCTAGTTATTGCGCTAGGTACAGTTGTAATCTGGATGCGCAGTGGATTGAGTCTAATGACTGTTATCCGTGAAACTAAAGAGACATTGATTGTTGCTGTTAGTTCACGTAGTTCATTGGCTTGTATCCCATATGCACAAGAAGCACTACACAGACTACACTTTGACAAAGGCGGAGTTGAACTAACTGTTCCACTAAGTTTCACTGTTAACCGTATCGGTAGTATCGTTTACTATGCTATTGCTACTGTATTCATTGCCAACATCTATGATGCTCCATTAGGTCTAACGGGACTAGCAGTTGTATTGTTTGGTAGTATCTTAGCAGGTTTAGCAAGTGCAGGTACAACGGGCATCCTTACAGTTGCTACGGTAGCAGTTGTTTGTGACTTGTTAAAACTTCCAAGTGAAGCGGTATTAGTATTACTAATTGCAGTTGATCCATTAATGGATATGATTCGTACTGCAAGTCACGTACACGGTAACGTGGCAGTTACAGCGTTTGTCTGCGATAAAGAGGTAGTACCGGATGGACAAACTTAAAGATTTTTTCTTTGGGTTACTAACTTACATAGGCGAAAGTCCATTTCGCCTATTCACCGTAGTCTTTCTTTGCCTATTCATTTTTTTAGGATGGGTAGCCTACAGCGAAAAAGATGCCTTTATGGCAAGCTATCGTGCTCAACAAGCCATGCCAAAGATGAATGGCAAGTATGAAGAAGCATACAAGTTCCTATTAAAGCACACAGAAATAGAACTAGTGTCTATCATGGAAGTTAATACTCTATCAAACACAAGAAAGATTGCGTTCTTATCTACACGCAATGGTGGAAAGATTACAGAACATAATGGATTAGACGTTGGACTGTTTAGTAAAAACTACGACAATAATAATGATGTTATCAGTCTAATGTCTGGTAAGATTCCATGTAGCCCGTATCTTAAACCGCAAAGTCTTATTGGCTTTGTCTACAAAGACAACGGTGTTAACTATATGTGTCGTATTAGTGTACCAGCTGAACCTGGTGTGTTTATAGGACAGATAAGTGTTGGTTGGAAAGAACAACCCGCTGATTTAGAAGCCGCACACACGGCATTAGTCATTGCTTCGGCATTACTATTTAAAAAATAAGGGAAAATAATGGCTATCAATCAGATTTTTAACTTAAAGAATACCACCATAGCGTCATGGCGTCAAGGTGATCGAGACAACAAATACCCCCAGTGGTTGCTTGACAATGGCGTATGGATCAGTAATAACGCCTGGGCATTTGATGTTACTGCCACGGTGTACTTTCCATCTGATGGTTATTACAACTTCAAGTATACTGCTGACAATTATGCCAGATTTATCATTGACGGGTTCGAACTTCCTGAAAGCAACAACTTTACAAAAATATTCAGTGAAATAGTATGGGTCACGGCCGGCAACCACACTATCCGTTGTAAAGCCAGTGACAAAGGCAACACCAACAGAAGTTGTGCTATGATTATTGATGATGACACACAGTTGGTTCGTGTTTGGAACTTGATGACCAATGGCTCTACAAACTGGCAAAACAATCCAGTCAAAATAGAGCGCCGTCCCACTCAAAGCAATTACTGTAAACTGATGAATGACTTTGGTGTTTGGCCCAGTACAGGCGAAACTTTTGACAACACTTGGATGGTTGACTTTCCAGTTGATGCCTACTATAACTTTAGAGGCTCAGTGGATGATTCAGGTCAGGCCTGGATAGATGGTCAACAGTTGGCCGACATTGGTGGACATTCTAAAGAATACAACTCTACTAAGTTTATCACCGCTGGTAGAAAGGCTCTGCGTGTCACAGGAAAAAACAACAAAGGTCACAAAGCGGCCGCATTTGTGATCGAAGGCTCTATTAAAGATTTAGTAACCGCCAAAGCCAGTGCTAATTCAGCCAAGGCAGCAGAAAACAAAGCCGCCGCCGATCTAGCAGAAGCACAAGGAAAATTTGTTGAAGCCAAATGGATAGTTGTTCCTGTTGAAAGTGTGACACTAAAGACTGACTTTCCCGGAGGTTTTAGTGCGTCAGCAACTGCTGAAGCCAAAGCAAGTGCCGAAGCAGGTGCAGGCGCCGGTTATACCAGTACTGGTGCTCAAGCACATATAGGCGCTAGCGCAGGAGTAGGTGTTAGTGCAGGAGCCAGTGTTGGAAATGAATATGTAGGTTGTGATGTTCGTGTTTGGGTAAGCGTAGAAGCCGTAGCTGAAACACATGCAAGTGCTGGCCTTGATGGTTATAACGCTTATGTAACCGCAGGCGTAAATTGTACTGTTCGTGCTGAAGCAGGCGCCGAAATTGGTATTCATGCTGGCCCGGCCGGTGCTGATGCCAATGGATGTGTTTATGCTGAATCTGGTGTCAAAGCAGAAGTGGTAGTTGAAGTTGGAATGAACGGGTACCAACTTGAAGGCGGCATGAGCATAGGTACTTGCGTGGGAGTACAAGGCGAAGGTACTGTGACATTCAGTGGTGCCAGTGGAACAGCAGGTGCAGGTGCTAATTATGGAGAAGATCACTTTGAATTAGGAGCAGGCGCACAATCACAATTTAAAGACGGACACTTACGTTTAGGCATAAGTGGAGAAGCGGCCGCATTTGTCGGACTTGAAGTTGATTTGTCTACTGACATTGACACAAACAAGTGTATCAAAGATGCTGTGACTGTTTACCAAACAAGCAAAAATCTCTACGAACACCGCAAGCAGATTTACAACAATGCCGTATCTCTGTCTAACCAAGCACAGTCTCAATTAACTAACCTAATAGGTAGCAGAGCCAACGACACTGCAAAAACATTCGTTGATGCTGGTTATCAAATTGAAAACGGCATTGTCAAAACAGGTGGCAAGATAGCTGATTCTTGTACAGACGCAGCCGGTAAGGCAGTGAAGTTTGTTTCAGGTGGAAAGAAAATTGTGTGTACAATGATGAATGATGAATATGGGTTTGGAAGTTATCGCAATGCCATATGGTTGCATCATAGTGCCAACATGCCAGAAGCTGATGTTTATCAACGCGGATATCACACCTTGTTCTTGCCATTAGTAGCTTATGCTAAAGGCACCGGAGTAACTAATCATTGGGTTAAGAAAGCATTAGAGCATATTGCCCGTCATAGAACTAGAGACATTTATTTAGAAATAAAAGGTCGTCAGAGAAGCCCACTAGGACGAGCATACCGTGCAGTATTAGAGCCGTTATGCTATGTCGTAGGGAAAATTACTAAAGAACAACATAATAAAATTTAAATGAGACTCCCTGCTTTTATATCCGTTGGCATTTTGATAATCGTCCTATTGATTGTGTTATGAAACGTCTAGGTATACTTGGTGGCATGGGCCCGGCAGCTACTGCTGAATTTTACAGAAGACTAGTTGAGCAGACACCTGCATCATACGATCAGGCCCATATACCCGTGATTATTTGGGCCGACCCTACAGTGCCCGATCGTAGTACCAGCTTGATGAATAGAAATGATCTTCCGTGGGAAAAACTTAAAGCAGGTATATTAGGTCTTAAAAATGCAGGGTGCGACCGCATAGTAATACCATGTAACACAGCACATTTTTGGTACGATAGGATGAGTAAATTGGGAGTACCAATCATACATATTGTAGGTAGTGTAGCAGAAGAATTAAGGTTTTTGAAAATATACAGTGGTGCTATCGGGATCATAGGTACAAAAGCTACTATGAGTTTGGGATTATATCAAAGTTATTTGAATGATCTCGGTTGGTCATGTATAACTCCTAGTACATATGAAATGGACACCTATGTGCAACCAGCAATTGAATTAATAAAGTCAAATGATATTGAAGCCGCACATGACCTTTTAATGATTGCAATAGACAAGTTAATGTCGTACGGTGTAAAAGCTATAGTATTGGGTTGTACAGAGATACCCCTAGCAATCAAAGAAACTCAATATAAAAATATTCCATTAATCAACAGCATTGATAGTTTGGTTAAGTTAGCCATAAAAGAGTTTGACAGACCGTAAGAATAAATATATAATGTAAGTTATTGCTGTATGAAGCAAAGAGAAAAGTGTTCTGGACGGGGGTGCGAATCCCCCCAGGTCCACCATAATAGGATTTAACATGGATGAAACGTATTCACTTTGGAAGTTTGTTAATGTAGATTGTGTCAACTACATTTGTATTAACAATTATTCCAAAAGACATGCTAGACGTATTATGATGGGCCTGACCTAGATTCGACAGGGCAACAAGTAAATTAGTGGACAGCTCGGCAAAGCAGAAGCCGTAGGATTGGGGTCTCCCGATTGTAGAAGCAAAAAAAGTAAACGCAAACGACTCACAGTTCGCATTAGCTGCCTAAACTCAGCTTAGGGTAAGACATACCTCGTAACAGAAACTCACTAAAGGCTCTTCGGAGCCTTTTTTAACGGATATATTGTCATATATTTGTCATCATATTCTAAATAAATACAAGATGAAAACATACCGCTCAATCTTTGTTAGTGATGTGCATCTTGGAACCAAAGACAGTCAAGCGGATAAGTTAAACAATTTTCTCAAACATAACTCATGTGATACATTGTATCTAGTGGGTGATATAATAGATGCATGGAAGATACAACAAAATCGTTGGCGTTGGAAACAAAGTCATACCAATGTTGTTCGTAGAGTATTAGGTCATGCCAAACGTGGAACTAGAGTAGTATTCATAGCAGGCAATCATGATGAATTTCTAAGACCAATGATACCATATGGATTTAGTTTTGGTTTAATAGAAATACACAATCAAATAGAGCACATAGGTGCAGATGGCAAACATTATTTAGTTACACATGGAGATTTGTTTGACGGTATTACACGACTAGCACCCTGGCTTAGTTTTTTAGGAGATAGGGCATATGATTTCATCTTGGGACTTAATACTAAATTTAATTGGTTGCGTCATCGCATGGGTTTTGGTTATTGGAGTCTTAGCCAGTATCTTAAGCAAAGGGTCAAAAAGGCAGTTGACTTTATCTTCCAGTTTGAACGCAACCTCGTTGCTTACTGCAAAAAACGTGGATTTGACGGTGTGGTCTGCGGTCACATTCACCACGCTGAAATAAAAATCATAGACGGCATAGTATATATGAATGATGGGGATTGGGTAGAGTCATGCACAGCACTCGTGGAACATCATGACGGACGATGGGAAATCATAACTTGGACTAAGGAGAAAGATAATGTGGATACTAATACTGATAGCAGTTCACGTGAACAATCCTCAGGACGTTCCGGGAAGAATAGAACTAACATTCAAAGATCAAGTAAGTTGCGAAATGACCCTGGCTTCAATGAAGTGGCAACTAAAATTTAATAATTTTAAGGTAGAAGGCGTATGCAAAAAACAATAAGTGATAAAATTACTATAGTAGTGCCCTGTAAGAATGAAGAAAACTATATTCACTATCTACTAGACGCATTGCGTGGACAAGATATAAGCGACACTAGAATTATCATTGCTGATTGTTCAACTGACAATACTAGACAGGTCATAAAAGATAACAGTACAGGATTGAATGTTGAAATTATCGATGGTGGTCCTGTTTCACTTGCCAAGAACAATGGAGCACGTCTAGTCACTACCCCATATATCTTATTCATTGATGCCGATGTTCGGTTCTTTAAGAATACTGTTATTCAAGATGCTGTTGACAAGATAGAATCCATGAATTTGGATCTTATTGGATTGAATATAAAATGCTATGATAAGGACATACGAGCAAAGATTGGGTTCACTGCATTTAACTTAATCAATCACACATTAAAATTTGTTAGTCCGTTTGCTGTTGGTGCATTTATGTTAACTCGAAAAGATAAGTTTGAAGAATACGGCGGGTTCCCTGAAAACTTTTCAACAAGTGAAGACTACTTTTTGTCCAGAAGATATAGTCCTAAAAAGTTTAGAATAATTAAACATCATTTTGGCCAAGACAGCCGCAGATTCAAGAAGATGGGTTACATGGGCATGGCCAAGTACCTGGTCAAGAACTTTGTTAATCGCAACAACCGAGCATATTGGGATAGTTTAGATTCTTCTAAATATTGGAGCTAGTATTTTACCCTTTTCTATATCTTTTCCTTGACACGTGTATTATAATAATGAATAGGAGAATATATGTCACAGACACTAAAAAACTTAGAGTACGCACTTGCGGGTGAGAGCATGGCTCACATCAAGTATCGTTACTTTGCAAAACTTGCCCGAGCAGAGGGCTTTGAAGATGTTGCAAAACATTTTGAACATACAGCCGACCAAGAGATATTACATGCTTGGGGTCACTTAGAATTACTAATTGGTAAGCCAACTACAAAAGAATGCTTGGAAAAAGCAATTCAAGGTGAGACGGAAGAATTCACAAACATGTATCCTAACATGGAAGCCGATGCTATGATGGAAGGTGCTAATGAAGTGGCACAAGAAATGCGCGGGCAGATTGCTGAAAGTAAAGAACATGCTGAACAATTCGCAGCCGTGCTAGCAAAAGCACAGAAACGTTTTTCTGCATTGAAGCGAGTTGAAGAACGTCACGCTAATGCTTATAAACAAGTATTGGAGAATCTATAATGGAACATGTATGCGTAATCTGTGGTCATATCCACGATGAAGAACTAGAAGGTGTGTGGGAGGATCTTCCTGAAGACTTCCCTTGCCCAGAATGCGGTGGCTTTAAAGCTGACTACGAAGCAATCTAAGTTGATGCTGAACAGTCCAATTAATACAAATTTTGGTTATTACTTATGCAACGGAGTATCATTCCAGTCAAAGATTGATGCTCTATTGTATTCTACTACAATTCAAAAACCAGTTGAATGGATCTTCCACCAAGACACCTTTTTAAAATATCCATGGCATATTGAACCATCTGAAACACTTGACCAATTGTATGATCGTAGGTCACGTGAATTGCGTGAAAAATACGATTATGTAATTCTTAGCTACAGTGGTGGTGCTGACACTAATAATATATTAGAAAGTTTCATTAGACAGAACCTGCACATTGATGAAATTATCATCAATCACATGTCAAGTATAACAAAAAAAACTACGATCCTAGATCCAAACGTTAAGGCTAGTTGGAATTTTGCAGCCGAACATGAGTTGCAAGCAATACCTAGATTAAAATATATCCGCGACAAACTTCCTAAAACTAAAATAACAGAACTAGATGTAAGTGATATGGTGATAAATTCCATGAAGGAATTCGATGATGCTGATTGGGTATTACATCGTAATGGTCAATTGACAATTGGGCAACTGTTCAGATATAACTATTTTCACTTTCGAGAAATTAAAAAGCAATTTGACAAAAATTTGAAGATAGGTATTATTGTAGGTGTAGACAAACCAAAAACTAAGATAAAATCAGATAACAAGTTTTACATTTATTTTAACGACCTGACCACTAACATTGCAACTATAAACGACTTCAACGATGAATATACAAATACTACTGTAGAGTTGTTTTACTGGAGCATCGATTGCTTAGACTTGTTATGTAAACAAGCACATGTTATTAAAAAATGGTTAGAGAAAGCACCGGGAAGACAATACTATTGGAAAAATCCAGATGCCAATGTTGTGCGATTATTTCATGAAAGGTGGTTAAGACCTTTAATATATACAACCTGGGATAACAACTGGTTCCAAGCAGACAAAGCCACTCAGTGGATAAACTGTGAATTTGATTCGTGGTTTATGACTGATGATTCATTTGTTAGGGAAAGAGAATTGTGGAAAAGAGGAATTGATTTTTTAGAAAAAAATCTTTCTGATTTTGTAATTTACAAAAATGATAAACCAGAATACTTAAAACAATTTATACACGAATACTGTATTGGTACTATCAACAGTAAAATAATTATTTGAAGTCGTCCTTTATTAAATAATTTAAAGAAAACGCTGAAATGATACACACAATTAAAACACTATTTACAGCCGCGGCATTGACCATGTCCGGTTTAGCAGTTGCGACAGAGACAATTTCTATTGCATGGGGATTCAATATAGCTTCTAATCAAGCAACTACCTTACGACTTATCGCAGACGATGCAAACAAAACACAATCAAAATACAATTTTATAATAGAAGCTAAACCGGGTGCGGGTGGTAGCATTGCCGCAAATCATATATTGCGTAATCCAAATACGACCCTAGTTGGAATGAGTTCTAGCTTTTTTATTAGACCCTCAATTGAAACAGTAGGAGTACATGATTTAGATAAGTTCAAGCCTATCTTAGTTCAAGGAACAGGAGCACCTCTATTCGTAGTAAGCAAAAAATATAAAAACATTAATGACTTATTAAAACTAGAAAATCCCAATGTAGGTATTAGTGGTGTAGGTAGTATATCTGATATGGTAGCAAATACTCTTAAAGAAAAAAATCCTAACTTGAATATAGTTAATTTTAAGGGAATGATCGATGCCGCAGTTTCAGCCGCAGGTGGACACGTAGATGCGGCAATCACTATTGTAGATGATGCTAAACCCATGATAGATGCTAAGGAGCTTAATGTCATCGGGTACACTGGCACTATAGACCTTAAAGAATATCCTGGCTTGCAACTAACTAAATTTGGAATACAAGGTTCTGATAAGCTAGTTGCAAATTATGCTATTTTTGCATCCAATGACATGCCCAATGAAAAGTATATAGAAATTCATAACATATTGACTAAGTCCTCGAAGTCTGAAGTAGTACTAGCATCGTATAAAAAGGATTTAATTATTCCTTCTAATATAATATTGGAAAAATCTATAGATTGGTATACTTCTGAGCGACAGTACTGGAAAAACACCACAAGCAGATTAATTAAAAGATAAACGAGGAATAAACATGAGCACAGAAGAAGACAAATTCAAACACTCTAAACGTCTACAAAAGGAAGAAAACGCTGTAAAAAAGCAAACCAAAATTGCCAAGGCACATGGTCTCACGGACAAAGACAAAGCAATTAAAGAACCGCATAGGTTAGCAAAACATCATGCTATGGATTGTGGTCAACCCGGTTGTGTGATGTGCGGTAATCCTCGCAAAACGCACAAAGATACACTAACTGCACAAGAGAAACGAATGTTTCAGGATACTGAAAAGATTACAGATAAACATAGTAACGGTCTACCCAAATTTCTTGAATAATATGGGTAAACCCAAGGTACTTTAGCCCCTCTTCTGTGCTATAATGTAACATGGAAATACAAAACTCGCTTGATTGGCAAAAAATTAACAGTGACCTAACCAGTCAACTATCCGGCGTTGGTTATAATCCGGACTTACACAAGATGTTAGCAAACATCACTAAAATGGTATCTGAATTGAGTAGTTTAGAAGTAGAAGCAAGACGAAAGAAGTCTACTCATATGACTCAGGAAAAGGTGAACACCATCAACAAAGCCATCAATCATTTGGAAAAACTGATATTGATGGCTACTCTAATGCGTTGATAGCTATGGCTTTCAACAGGTTGACATTAAATACACATTATGCTATACTTACAGTCTGGCAAATCAAAAAGCATTCAAAAACGACTTGCCCAAAAGTAAAAAGCAAAGGTTGACGATAAATCACTTTACTGCTATACTATGTGTTCAGTTAGTTCATTTTTTTAAGGAAGCAATATGGCATCGCAAGTCTCTGACAATCATACAATCACCAGTGTACAGACACGTAAATCTATTCTTAAAGCGTTTAAAATTAAACGTCCCGTTTTTCTATGGGGACCTCCCGGTATCGGCAAATCAGAAGTGGTTGCTGAAATTGCAGAAGAACTCAAGGGCGCAGTTATTGACTTGCGCATGGCACAAATGGAACCCACTGACATTCGTGGTATTCCCTACTTCAACAAAGACAACGGTAAAATGGACTGGGCTCCCCCGATCGATTTGCCTGATGAAGAATTTGCAAGCAAATACCCAGTTGTTGTATTGTTCTTAGATGAAATGAATTCTGCACCTCCTGCAGTACAGGCAGCAGGTTATCAACTAATTCTTAATCGCCGAGTTGGCAAATACTTCTTGCCGGACAATGTTGTAATTGTTGCGGCAGGTAATCGTGATAGTGACAAAGGTGTTACCTATCGTATGCCAATGCCCCTTGCTAATCGTTTTATTCACTTAGAAATGCGCCCTGACTTTACATCATGGCAACAATGGGCTGTGAACAAGGGCATTCACAAAGACGTTGTAGGTTACTTGTCGTTTGCTAAACAAGATATCTATGACTTTGATTCTAAATCTAGTTCACGTGCGTTTGCAACACCTCGTTCATGGTGTTTCGTTTCTGACTTGTTGAGTGATGAAGACACTGACACTGATACACAATTCAACTTGATTGCAGGTGCAGTAGGTGAAGGTCTTGCTGTTAAGTTTATGGCTCACCGTAAGATTGCAGGTCGTATGCCTGAGCCAAGCGAAATTTTGTCAGGCAAAGTTAAAGATTTGTCAGTGAAAGAAATTTCAGCAATGTATGCTTTGACAATTGGTATGTGCTACGAATTGAAAGATGCAGTTCAAAAGAAAACTAGTAGCAAAGACTTTCACGTTATGGCTCAGAATTTCTTTGACTATATGATGAATAACTTTGAAACTGAATTGGTTGTTATGGGTGCAAAGATTGCATTGAAGACTTATGAGTTACCAATCGAACCAACTCAGTTGAAGAATTTTGATGAATTCCACAAGAAATACGGCAAGTACATTGTGGAAGCTGGTAACTAATTAGTTACTAGTTTTACAGGGTGAGTGTAGTAATATGCTCACCCTTTTTTAATAAGGATTATTATGACCGGTAAGAAATATTTTTATGCAATTGGGCAAAGTGCCCGAGCCCGTGGATTGTCAAAGTCACAGGCCGAAACCTTATATAGTATTGAATCCGCATCTCCTTATGCACGGATTGCATTTGATGCAGGTTATCGTGGATTGTCTTATTGACATTAAATTAAATATGTGTTACAATAATACATAAACAACAAAGGACTATTATGAGTGCAGTACTAAATCCCACAAAAAAAACACGAAGCAAAAAATATGAGGACCTTATCGGACCTACAGATAATAAAATCGATGCACTAGCACGTGAACGTTTAGTTACTGCACGTATCGGTTTGTTGCTACGTCATTCATTCTTTGGTAATCTTGCTACTCGCATGAAATTGATTAACGCTGATGAATGGTGTGGTACAGCGGCTACTGATGGTCAAAAGTTCTATTACAATAGCCGTTTCATTATGAAATTGAAACCAAAAGAAGTTGAATTCTTAGTTGGTCATGAAGTATTGCACGTAGTGTACGATCACATGGGTCGTAGGAATGATCGTGATCCGCAAATCTGGAACATTGCAGATGACTATGCAGTTAATGCTGATTTGAAACGACACAAAGTAGGTGAGTTCATTACTACTGTGCCTTGCTTGTACGAAACCAAGTATGATGGTAAGCCTGCTGAAGAAATCTATGATGACTTGATGAAAAACGTCAAGAAAATTTCTATGGATGATTTGATTGACCAATTGCTTGACGATCACATGGATGGTGATGGTGAAGAAGGTGAAGGCGAAGAAGGAGACAAAGACGGCAAAGGTAAAGGTCGTCCTAAATTGTCACAGGAAGAAAAGGACCGTATTCGTCAGGAAGTTAAGCAAGCTATTATATCTGCCGCACAAAGTGCAGAGGCAGGTACATTGCCTAAAGGTGTTGAACGATTGATTCGTGACACTACTAACCCTGTTATGCCTTGGCGTGAATTGATTCAGACTAATCTGACAAGTTGTATTCGTACAGACTATAGCTGGGCACGTCCTTCACGTAGAAGCTGGCACATGGATGCTATCATGCCCGGTATGACCCCCGGTGAAGAAATCGATGTAGTAGTTACACTTGATATGTCAGGTTCTATCAGCAACAAGCAAGCACAGGCGTTCTTAGGTGAAGTCGGTGGCATGATGAGTTCGTTTGACGGTTACAAAGTACATATTTTCTGTTTTGATACTCGTACATATAACCCACAAGACTTCTCAAGTGAGAACATGGACCTAATTGAGAACTACGAACCTCAAGGTGGTGGAGGCACGGATTTTGATTGTATCTTTGAATACTTGAAAGAAAATGCTATTGAGCCGAAACGTTTGATTGTATTCACTGATGGATACCCTTGCGGTTCATGGGGTGATCCAGAGTATTGCGATACAACATGGATTATTCATGGTGATCCTAATCCGAATCCCCCATTCGGAACATTTGCAATTTATGATGAGGCAAAATAATGATTCAATTATTTGAAATGTTAGGATATGCATTTATTGCAATAGTACTATTTGGAATAGGCTATGCGTTTGTTAAAATTTTTGCTTCTGGACTATCTGCATTAATAAAGCACGATGACTGATATATACGAATCTCCTGATAAAGGTGAGACAGTATATGTTCGTAAATCAGGTTCAAGTGAACGTACTTTGCATAGTCAGAGTGCTAGACAGTCTGACCTTTTAAAAAACTTGAAAGAGGATCAGCTTTGGGGAAATATCAGGCGTGCCGCAAAAACAAATGTTGCACTAGCCGATGCATTGAATAAGGCTAAGATGATTTATGCGCTCATCAAAAAAGAAAACAACTAGATTTATAGCAATGTGGGACATGACCGGACTTGAATGTCTAATCAATGTTACTGCTATTCAAAAAGAACATGAGAAATGGGAAAAAGAAAATATTTTTCGTATTCTTAAAGATCAGATCAGAGAAGTTAAACCGCCGAGTGTTCCTTTAGATAAGATGATACTAAGGGCACGGGTTAATAGCCAACGCCACTATGAAATTTATACATTTGACTCAGAGTTGTCGGAAAAGTGTATTAAAGAGACATTCGAAAGTGATCCTCAAGTAATAGTGGATGCAATTCGTAATGTAGGCCATGAATTGTATAGTGACAGAGTAGTAAAGAAAACACAGGTGATTGTATGATGTATATTGGAACAAGTTTAGGTAGATGTTTGCGTAGTATCCTGACAGGCGAAGTGTCCGAGGATGACGTTTTATTAATTATTACTCGCACCATGAGTCCTAATTTAGAAGAATTTATGGTTGTCGTAAAACAATACTATGATGAAGGTAATTATTCTTCATATCAACCACAAGACTATGATCTTTCAGTTAAGTCTTGGGAAGAGGTAGAAACACTTGCAAAACGTTTATACACTACCGGAAGGATTCATCAACCTAGAAACTTTGTGTCTTTGGGCGATCGGTTTATTCACCCGGATCTAAGTAGTGATATTTGGGTAGAAGTATCTCCTAAAAGTCGCAACAGTACACCCGCGGTAGTGCAAGCATATGAACATTATAAAATGTTGGATGCACTTACACAATGATTGTTAACCCACAACTGTGGTATGGTACACGTGAGTTAAAATTAACTCCTCCCCATTTTCTAAGGTGCTCTGCTCCCTTAACAGAAGCCTCTATGGAATGGGTAATTACTAAACTTAAAGGAAGATATACAAAAGAGGATCTGTGGGATGATGACAGTGATTTGTTTTTCGTAGACGCCCAATGTATATCCTTTGAAGATCCAGCAGAAGCAATGCTGTACGAATTGAGATGGTCGGGTACAAAATAAATTTAGCACCGGCAAAAACACGTTAAATATTTAAAACCTAAGGAGATTAGTATGAGTTTTTTAAGACACGTAGGGAAAATTGGTGACCGAAAAGTTGCTATCGTATTTAGAGAAGTACCAAATGAGTCACACATGTGCTTAGTTGTATTCACTGATACATTGAACAGACACATTCACGACCCAATGATGAAATGCATTGAAAGTGATATTGGCCAGAGTAGTCAAAATCTAGCTGACGCATTGAATCGCACACATACGCAAGATGGTAAATACATCCTGCAAGTATTGCATGGTCAAGGTATGTTAAAGAAAGTGCAGACTGAAACAGTAGTTGTAACACCTAACGCTAGTACTAGAATTAAATTAAGTGAATTAAATAAAATTCTAGATGAGATGGAACAAGGTGAAGCGGCAGTAAAACGTCTTGCTGAGATTGACGGTAACCGTGGAATGCAGAGTACTGAGTCTCTTGCAAAAAATATGCGTGACCGTAATACTCCACCAGTAGTAGAAGCCGCTGATGGATTGTTAAGTGATAATTTACTAGCAAAGAATTTACGCAATCAAGCCTCTAAGATGGAAGCAGAAGCTAAGTTGTTGTTGACTGAGAGTCAACGTTTACAGCAAGAAGCATCTAGCTTAGATGGTATAGCAGTACAATATGCATCTGCTGATGCAACACCAGTCGCTAAAAAACGAGGCCGCCCAGCTAAAGTTAAAACACTTGCGTAAGTAAAGAATGACCCCAGACTACATTAAAAAATGGGAACATATTCTTGAGGATGTTGATAAAGTTAAAGTACCGGTACAATTCATTCGTAAAATCGTGGTGAGGATGACAGGTAAAAAACAACATACAATCAATATTCAATCTTTAATGAAACAAGGATTAGACCCTCATGAGGTGGAGGAAGTTATTTCACGTAAGTTAAATGAACTTGATCCACTCATTACCAGTTTTGAATTTGTGCTCAACGTTGAGACTATTGCAGAAACTGTGCAACCTGAAACAGATAAGCTATTAGGTAAACTATGAAACAGTATTTGGATTTGTTGCAAGACATATTGGATAATGGAGAAGAAAAAGATGACAGAACTGGCATTGGCACGTTTAGTGTTTTTGGCCGTAGTATGCGCTTTGATTTGCGCGGGGGTTTTCCAGCAGTTACAACGAAAAAATTAGCATGGAAAGCATGTGTAGGTGAACTACTTTGGTTTATTGAGGGTAGTAGTGACGAACGTAGGTTAGCAGAAATTACTCATGGCACTAGAGAAGATGTAGTAACTATTTGGACGCCAAACGCATTGTCTCCTTATTGGAAACACAAAGCAAAATTTGAAGGTGATCTAGGTCGTGTATACGGAGTACAATGGCGTCATTGGAATAATTATCGTATAGAAAAAGATATGGGTCCAGCACACAAGGGCGGAACACGACTTGCAGTAGATAGGACAGAAATAGATCAATTGGCAAAACTCATCGAAGGACTGAAACAAGATCCTAATGGGCGCAGACACATTCTAAGTGCCTGGAACGTGAGCGAGTTAGACCAGATGGCATTGCCACCTTGTCATGTTATGAGTCAATTCTATGTCAACAAAAATAAAGAACTATCTTGTCATATGTACCAGCGTAGTGTGGATGTGTTTCTTGGTTTACCTTTTAACATTGCTAGCTATGCGCTACTCACTCATTTGATTGCGCATCACTGTGATTTAAAAGTGGGTGAGTTGATTATCAGCACGGGCGATACACACATCTATAAAGACCACGTTGAACAAGTTAAAGAACAGCTACAACGTGAGCCACACCCATTGCCTACATTAATGTTAAACGCACAAAAGAATAACATCTTTGAAATGACAATGCAAGATATACATTTAGAGAACTATCAAAGTCATGGACCAATTAGAGCAAATATGGCAGTCTGATACAGAGGATCAACAATCTATCACTTATACAGTTAAAGTTCTTAGTGTAGGTGATGTAGAAGATCCTGACCTATATGTTGGACAGCATATATGGGAGTGGCAAGAAACAGATGAAGGCAAGTGGATAATGAAACACTCGAACCCAACTCCTAGCTGGCATCGTAGCGTTGACCGTATCACTTATGGATACAAATATGATATTAAGGCATATCTTACTCCAAAACAACTAACATATTTTAAGTTGAAATTCGAATGAACATTTTAGTAACAGGTGGTCTAGGTCTTATCGGACACAACGTAGTTAAACGATTGCAGGATCAAGGGCATTTAGTATCTATCATGGATACTAAAACAACCTATGGTATTATCCCGCATGCCGAAATTGATTACTTAATGACTGAACGTAGGAAAAAGATTGATGCTGATAGCTATATCTATGACCGTGATATTTGTGACATAGACGATGTTGATTACGTGTTTAATATTGAACAGCCTGAGATTGTAATTCATATGGCTAGCTTTCCAAGACAGAAAGTAGTTAACGCAAACCCCTCAAAGGGAAGTCGTGTTATGAGTGAGGGGTTACTTAACTTACTTGAAGCAAGTACAAAGTACAAAGTACGTAAATTCATTTATATCAGTAGTTCAATGGTATACGGTGACTTCAAAGATGATGTTACTGAAGATGCCGTATGCAAACCGCAAGGTCAGTATGGTATTATGAAACTAGCAGGGGAATGGCTAGTTAAAGACTATGCACGTAAAGACAATATGGTTTATACCATCATTCGTCCTAGTGCTGTGTACGGACCACTAGATGTAGAAGATAGAGTTATTTCTAAATTTATGCTTACTGCAATAAAAGGTGGTATATTGAATGTTAATGGAGCAAGCGAGACATTGGACTTCACCTATGTAGATGATGCGGCAGACGGTATTGTTGCGGCATCATTGAGTGACAATACAGAAAATAAGACTTATAATATAACAAAGAGTCATAGCTACAGTTTGCTAGATGCGGCAAATCTAGCAGTTAATATTGCTGGGTCAGGGACAGTAAATGTTCGTGACAAAGACCCGGACTTCCCTACTAGGGGAGCATTGAATATTAATGCCGCAAGAAAAGACTTTGGGTTTGACCCTAAAGTTGACGTAGAAGAAGGTTTCCGTAATTATTACGAATGGTTATCTAATTCTACATATTTTACTAAATAACATTATGTGGATAATATCTATTTTGCCCGAATGGGCCTTTCATCTAATTCTCTCAGTGGGAATCATAGGCACGGTTGCTGGATTTGTTTTGGGAATGATTCCCTTAGTCAAACAATATAAAATACCGATCCAAGTCATTAGTTTACTAGTACTTTCTTTGGGGTTATACCTAGAGGGCGGATTAGCAGACTACAAAACATGGGAAGCTAGAGTTAAAGAGATGGAAGCTAAAGTCGCCGTAGCTGAAGAAAAAGCTAAAACGGTGAACGTAGAAGTACAAGAAAAGATTGTTACAAAGACCAAAGTCATCAGAGAAAAAGGTAAAGATATAATCAAGTACATTGATAAAGAAGTCATTAAGACTGAAGAAGTTATCAAGTATATTGAAATGTGTCCTGTACCTAAAGCAATTATTGATATACATAATGATGCCGCAATATCAATATTAAACAAAGCCGCTGAACCAAAGGAAAAGAAATGAAAGCATTGATATTATCATTAGCAATCGTTCTTGTAGGATGTAGTACTACTGTTCCTGTAGCTAGAAAGTTCCCCGAAGCTCCTGAAGTACTAAAACAGAAATGTGAAAGTCTTAAACTAATAGAAGGTGATAAAGTAGCTATAACAGAAATGTTAAAAGTTATTGTACACAACTATTCATTGTACCATGAATGCGCTACTAAAGTAGAGGGTTGGCAAGAATGGTATGAAACACAAAAGAAAATCTTTAACGAAGTAAAATGAAATACATTATACTACTCGCAACATTTTTAATTGCGGGATGCGCTAATAAAGATTATTCAGTGTATGTGGAAGCACAGAAAGCTATATCCAGAGACATTACTGTCACAGAAACCACTCGTATGTTAGCTATATCGGAGATGTTAAAAAGTCCCGATCCTAGTGTTAGACAGAACGGGACTTTATTACTTCAACAAATGCAACAGTCTAGGCAGTCTGTTGTAATTGAGTTACCTAAGAATATATTTGGATTTTAATTACACCAAGAAGTCTTAGCTTCACCGTAATATTCACGTGCAAAACCCTGCTGGATAAGCATACCTCTTAGACTTTTCCCGTCTAAAATAACGTCACCCAAAACACGACCACCGTACTTATCCCAGTCCATTAGTATAATTTGCTTCTTTTGTGCATTAGCAATTTGTTGTTTTGTGAATGCAGTAGCAGCCTCTCCACGCTGGGCTTCACTTGGACATTGTGCTCTATGACCCTTTTCAGGAGTATCAACACCAAATACACGAATACTTAGTTCGGGTTTTAGTGGCGCCGGCAAGAATGGTGCTTGAAATGCAATTGTATCACCATCAATAACTCTGGTAATCAATGCATCATATGTGACACCTGCTTTTTGTTTTTGAGCAAACGCTGTGGTTGCCAAAGTGGATAATAGTAGTATACATAGTATCTTGTTCATAACTGTTCCTTAAATATACATATATTTAGTCTGATACAATATTAAAACGGTAATACTAACGATAAATATAATACAATCGGAATATTCATATGGCAACATCTCCAGGTATTATAGAAGTTATAGATATTGGTCAATTACCCAACGACGGTACGGGTGACCCGTTACGTGTTGCGTTTGACAAAATTAATAACAATTTTGCTAGTATCCCTTTATTAAATCAAGGTGGACCTAACGGGGCATTGCAGTTTAACAATGCTGGATTTAGTGGTGGTATTGCTAATTTAGTTTTGGATGTACCAAACAACAAAATTAATATTGGTGCTAACATTATCCCTATTGCAACTAATACTGTTAATATTGGTAGTAGCCCCTTACGAATAGCAAATGTTTGGTTGAGTAAAAACGATTCGCTACATATAGGTAACGTTGGTATAAGCGAAAACTTTGATGTACTGAGTTTTTATCAAAATGCTAACAGATTTATTGCGGCAGATTTGCAAGTGGGAAACATATATGCTACTGGTGACTTGATTGCTATTGGTAATGTCACATCTACGGGTAATATTGCTGTTAATGGTGGTATCGGCCTTAATGGCGGTATCTCTATCAATTCAGCTAATGTCATAACGCCTGACAATACTGCAAATCAAGTTATATATGAATTACCACAAAACACTTGTACTACTGTTCGTTTTCAAGTAACCTCTAAGGTACTAGATAACAATGATGCACAGACAGCTACAATTACTGTAACTAAACGTAATGATGGCATAAGAGCCGAACATAGTGTATACGGTACAGTATTTACAGGCAATGCAGTTACTAGGTACAATGTTGATGTTGCATACGGAAATATTAGACTTATGGTATCACCACTTATAAATGCGAATGTAATGCATTTATTTTCTTACCAGGCAGACAGAGAATAATGAGAGCGCACGAATTCATATCAGAGTCGAGCCAACAGAAAATCTCAAAAAGACAAGTTCAATCAACTGCTGGGTTGAATACTTACGGTGACAGTGAACATGTAAGCGGTGATTATACTTCCTACCGTTTGGGTATGGCAGTAGCAGGAGCGAACGGAAAAGACCCACTCGTTA